GTCTGTACCCATACCAGTACCAGTGTGACCAGTTACACGATCAGAATCGATTGTGTGTGGTGAGTTAGGATTGCCTACATCTAAACCAGATGGACCAGCAGCACCGTTTGCACCAGCAACTTGTGTACCAGAGAATGCTGTGTCTGCTTCGTTGAATAGAGCCTCTGTACCACCTTGTGATGTGTACTTTGACTTCATTGCGAAGATTAGTCCTGTTGGACCAGACATTGGCTGAACACCAGCTAAGTCATATGCTACCAAGTTTGGAGCTGCACGACGAACCAATGAGATCAAGATTGGATCCCAGTTATTGATGTTTCCGCCAGTTGAGTTTGTAGGAGCTGCTTCTGTGATCATACGCTCTTCGTTTAGAGCTTTTTCTGTATTCTCGAGCATAACAGCAGTTACTGCACGTTTGTGCTTGTCGCTAATGTTGCCAGCTGACTCTTCGTTCAGTACTGGGTTCCATTTTTCGACTAGATTGTCATAAGATTGCATCTTTTGGATTCCCTTTATTTAGATGTATTTCTGATTGCAGAAAGATATGTTTCCATCATTGCTGACACTTCAACACTAGCTTCGCCAGTATCTTCAGTTTCTTCTGCGATTGTGGATTCTACAGTTTTAGGCTTGAAGTGTGTTTCTTTAATAATAGCAACTTTGTCTGCAAAAGTTTCCTCATTATCGAATTCAATGCCTTCTACCAGTTTGGCAAGTTTCTCAACTTGTGTTTCAGCTAGGTCACGAGACGCCTCACGGATAACCGCATTACGTTTCATTGATTCCAACTCGCTTGCTGTTTCCATTGCTTCTTCAGTACGTTCGTTAAGAGCTGTTTCCAGTTCTTGTACTTGTTCAGCAAGATCGTCAACCATGTCAACTTTCTCATCTGGTACTACAATGTAAGACTCCTCGAACACGTCTTTCAACTTGTTCATGAAACCTTCAGCGATTTCTGTACGTAGGCCAGTTTGGATTGCAACTTTGTTGTCTTCCATCCATGATTCTACGACATAGTTTAGGTAGCTATCAACTTTTTCAACCAAGTCAGTTTTCAAAGTAGAAACTTCCTCAGCTAATTCAGTTGCGTATGTTTCTTCCAGACGATCGATTTCTTCTGAAAGTTTTGTTTTAATAGCCGACTCAAAGATTATTGCTGTTTTCTCTTTGAACTCTTCAGAAAGAGTTGCTTCAGATTCAACCAATGCATCGAGTTCAGTTGTATAATCGAATTGTACTGCAGCCATTGCATCTTCTGCAACAACATTAGTTTCATCCGCTTCTACTTCTTCACCCATCATTTTGCCGTATGATGCAGTCAAAGATGATTTATTCATCTTTTTCATTTTACCATACATAGCATTGATCATTCCAGCTTTTGTCTTTGGAACCGGGGCTTGTGTTTTAATTGCTTTAGCAGCAGCGTCGACTGAATCGACTGACTGTACTTCGGCATTCTTTGGATCATGAGCTTCTTCCATAACGTCCTCGTCATGGAGTTCGGCTTCGATGATCGCGTTTTCTTGATCAGCCATTTTGACTCCTTACATGCTTTTTGTTTTGAGTAACGAGAGGAAATTCTTAAACTCACGTGTCTGTGTCTCATAAAGATCAGCACGTGGAGCCTTCTTAACTTCAGTCTCCATTCTTTCAATTTCTCTTGCTTCAATAATGCCGTTATTCCATACCCAGTCTACACCTTCCATAATTCCATTTACGAAAGCATTCGGTGCTGATGGATCTTGTACGATATCAACCGTATTAAGAATAAAGTCGTTTTTAACAACTTGTGCGCCATTTTGTTGCATGAGGCTACCCATACCACGAGTTGACACTCCTAGTTGAACACCGCCATCAAGTAGACCTTTTACAATCTTTCCCATTGGTGTATCCAAAATTTGTGCCTTACCCATCACATTATTTCCCTCAAATTTGAGATCAGTAATAAGATGGGATACCTTATCTAAGTTTACTGTTGGCCCCTCAGGGTGATTTAACTCTCCAACAGATCGCTTAGTTTTTACTTGTTCAGTAACGTATTTGTTTACCGCTGCTTCCATGATTGGTTTAGGGTAAACTCTTCCGTTTCTGTTTTTAGATTCAGCCATTGCAAAAATGCCTTCAATGACATAGTTCTTAGAACCGTCTTCTTTGGCTTCTACGATGCAGTTAACATCTGTCTCAGTATATTCTGTAATCAGCTTCATCTAATTAACCTTTATATTGTTTTACAAATTCAAGCCCAGCTTTTTTAGCTGAATTGAGATCACGAAAAGTGTCAAGTTTTTCACGGTCCACATAAACAGAAAACTTACCGCCTTCTTTGTGTACCATTACTTCAATGCCTTTTACTTTAGTATCAAATACGTGAGTACCTTTAGGCATGCCTTTCGACATCTTCTCGCGTAACTGTAAAAAACTTTTCATCAACATAACCTTTTGTTACATTTATTTATACAAAGAACTATTTATACTGGATGCCCGTCAATATCAGGCATTTCTTCTTCTTCCTCAGAAGTTTCTACTTCATCAAATTCCATTTCTACTTGTTCTGGTTCGTCACCGTTATAGATTTCTCCAGCAACTTTGATCTTTTCTGCATCTAATGCATCATTCATACGATCAGCCATTAATTCTTTAAAAATAGGATCTGCAGCTGCATAATCTTTATCTGCTACTGCATCAATCCAATCACCAATACCAGTTGAGGCAACAACTGGATCTACTACTTCTACTTCACTCATGATTTATTCCTCATCATCTTTTACAATTTTAACAGGTGTAGGCTGTGGAGCTTCTTGCTCTTGTGGTTCATCATCTTCATCATCTGTCTCACCACTTGCTTGCTCTTCAGTCATTTCTTTCTTCATCTGTTCGATTTCTTCCTCGTTCAGATTCAATATATTCTTAAATACCCACTCTTTAGAATAGAACTCACCAACATACTGTTGAGTCATATCCAAGGTCTGCAATCTTTCTCTTACAAGTTCTGCATTTCTTAGTTCTGCAAAATGATTATCTGATGCATATTCAACAATAATATTATTGCGCCATGCTTCCCAGTCTTCACTAGTAATAATGCCTTTCAGCATTAATTGCTTTCTAAGAACCTCTAAGAATAATGTAGAGAACCTACGGCGTAGTCTATCAATAAACTTTTGAAATTTAAGTTCATCACGGTTGATCTCAGTTGATCTACCTAATAGCCCTGCAGCTTGCTCTTGCTCTAGTCTTGATACGGGTACGTTTAAAGATTTATATAGCCTCTTTTGGAAGTATATAATATCGTCTATCTGTCCTAAGTTTTCACCACCTGGCAGTGTAGAGATTTCTGTACCTCTTCCGCCTTCACGTCTTGGTAGCCAGAAGTCTTCCAACATAGACATATGTTTACGATCATCTTTTAGTTTACCAGTGTTTGCATCATATACAAGTTTATTACGATACTTGGTCATAATGTTTTTCATATATTCTTCGGCTTTACCTCTTGGTAAGTTACCAACATCAATATAGAAAATACGACGTTCTGGTGCTCTTGACAATCTATAAATCACCAGACTATCTTCCATCATCCTTAACTGGTTGATGGGTTTGATCGCTTTATGAAGATAGGACACAACTTTTTTCCGTTGGTCATCCAACAAACCAGATGTCACATAACTGATCGAATCAGTAGTAAGTTTGACACCACTTGTTTGTTGGCCTGGTTTTTCTTGATAGATGAAGTGTTCATCTACCCTTTCAATGACTTTAGCACCAGTTACTGGATCTTTCTTTGACTTTATTTCTTTCACCTTACGGATCTTAGTTGAGTCAATATGTCTGATCTCTTGTATACCAGCTTTAGTATTTGATTCGTTAACAACTAGGTGGTGATAAATTCTACCATCTACATACCATCTGCGAAAGATGTCATGACCTAGATCATTAAACTTTAACATAGAAAGAATATTTTTAAACTCTTCCTGAATTTCTTTTTTAATTTTATCAGAAGTTTCCACATTATCAAGTACAACCTCGATTGCGGATTTATTATTTTCAATAGTAATAGTCTCATTAACAATGTCTTCTACTGCTGCATCCACTTCTGGGTGCATAGCAATACCACGATATTGTTTAACAAGTTCTGAGTTGTCTTTGGATTCGTCGCCATCAAGATTAATATATTGTCCAAAGTGTGAACCAGATGCAGTTACATATCCTGCACCATCATCATCTGTTGGTGGAACGATAGAATCAAGTTTACTCTTTGCGCTAGTTTGTTGTCCAGCACGTCGAATCTCAAATCCAAATAATTTTAGTCCTCGATTATCTGCCATATTTCTTTCGTCCAAATTAGAGTTAGGTGGAGAGTTTCCCCTCCACCTTATTATTTATATACACTTTAAGAAGTTGTATCTGATTCCCAGTATTGGATTTGGAATTCAACAGTGAATTCCTCAATCTGTCCTGTTGCATCATAGTTAAGATCAATTGGTGAAATATTCGTAGGGAAACAACCTCTAAAGTTATATGTCTTTAGAATAGTTTCGTCACGATCCAATTGGTCTACAACTAGGTCTGCTTGATAGTCTGCTGGGTTAACAAGACCAACGTTAGTTGTATGACCGTTAATTCCGTTCATCCAACGTTCCATTGCATCTCTAACAACAAAGTCTGTGTCGTTAATAATTGTTACAGTCCATGGTTCAAAAGTTCTATCACCTGCAATCTGCAATTGTCTACCTCTAAAAGAGATAGGCAACGGTGCTATATTTGAACCTGGAAGTTGTGCGCCTTTACACATGAAAGACGTTTGTTCGACATCTCCGCCTGCATATGCTGGAAAGTTTACCGTAGCCTTGAAAAGGTTAGGGCGTGCTCCACCACCTGCTATTTTGGCTTTAAAGTCATCTACTCCGAGAATAGCCATTTATTTTTTTTCCTTTCCAGTTACTTATACTGTACCAACAACTTCTTCAAACTCAACACCTGATCTAACTGCCACAAAGTTCAATGTGATAAAGTTAATGGATCTTGCTGGTTTAATGAAGATATTTGCTACAAATTCATTTCGGTCGATTACGGATGATGTGTTATTAGTTTCATTACACACAACTTTAAAGTCTGTAATACCACGTCTACCCTTGATTTCTCTCAAGAATGGCTCTACAATATTAACAAACTCAGCTCTTGTAAATTCGTCATTAAGTTCGAACATTACATTTTTAGCTGCTTCGCCGATTGCTCTTTCAACAGTTAAGAATAGTCTGCGAACATTGATTCTATCAAATGCTGATGGTCTATTCATATGTGTTTTATCACCAAACAATAATACTCCTTGACCAGGGATATTAGCAACTGGGTTAACACTTGCTTTATATAATGTGTCTCGTTGTGCTTTTGTTGGGCTATAAGCCAAGTTGGTTACACCTAAGTAAGCACCACGTCTTGCGCCTGCTGGTGATACCCATGGAGCTGCATTAGCATCTGATGCAGACATAATACCTGCTGTAGATGATGCCGCTGGGATATGAATATACTTATCGTTGTATTTATCATATACCTTTAAGAAGTTAGCATCTGCAACTAAGTATGAAGTTGCTGTATAACTATCTGCTGTAGTTTCGATATTAGTTGTAATAGTGGATGCATCTGCAAGCCCTACAACATCTGATCTTGCTGGAGAAGCAACTGCAACACAGTCTTTTCTAGCAATAGCTGTAGCTGCAAGATCATTAACAACAGCTGTTTGATCTGTTCTACTAACCATTGATGGTGCAATTAAGAAATCAACTTCTACTGTATCTTGATCTTCATATAGATCAAAGCCTGTTTGAACATTTGCTGCTGTAAGAGCAGCAGAGTTTGTGCCTGTAACCATATTATATTCTTTGACTGCTGGAGTCGATAGAATAAAGTCATCTGCGTTATCTGCTGTAGTACCTGCACCTTGAGTTGTGAATACTGTCTCAAAGCCTGCCATCCAAACATATTGAGAAGCATTGTTAACAACGTCTACTGAATAGTTTGTTGAGCCATCTGATTTTTTAGAGTTAGTAGCCAAAGACACAAATGGGAATGTTTCTAGTACAGCGCCTTTAGCACCAAACTTACCACCTTCGTCAATAACTGCGATGTGAATCTCATCGTTAGATGCACCTACATCTGTTGCAGTGGCTGATGTGCCTGGTTGATTGTCAAAGCTTGACTTATAAGTCCAGCCTGCAAATGATGCAGTGTGAGCAGGACATACGGAAACTTTAATTGAGTTACCCATGTCTCCTGGCCATTTTGCAATGAATGTGTGTCCGTCAGAATCACGAGCTGAAATCTGGGCATCCCAGTCATCTCGGTTCTTAACTACTGGAGCGTCTCCAGTTGCTGAAGCATCATGTGCGTTAACAGCGCCATTAACTGTTCTAGTGACAGTTAAATCTGAACTATATCGCAAGTAGTATGCTGCAGAGTGAAAATCTATAGTGTGTGCATCGTCTGGATTACCGAATGTTGCTGCGAGCTGAGATTCATCGCTGATTCTTTCTCTCGTTTCGACCGGTCCCCAACGATAGTTGCCGACAATTGCACCCATGGTAGATTGAACATTAGGTACTACACCTGATAGATCAACTTCCTTGATAACAATCGCTGGACTTTGGGATGGTGTTCCAATTGCCATTTGTTTTTCCTTTAAGCTAATAATAATTGATCATAATACGACGGGATTTCAATATTAATGTTATTTATAAGTTATTATAAATCTGGATCCCACACTTCACTTATGCCCCAACCTACTCTCATTGGGTCTACTTGAGGTAAGTCTGGTACTCCATCGTCGATAAAACCAAATGGTAATACATCATTTTCTATTTCATTCATTCTTTGTTCAAATAGCATACTCTTTAAATTAATATCAGTCATCTCTGAGAAGTATGTAGAACCAGCAAAGTAACCAAACATGACAAAGTTCATTACTAAGTCATCGTGGTTACCATTAGATGCTTCAAAGGATTGGCCTTTTGCTTCAAATGTTGATATTTCTATAATAGTTTGTTCATCAACAATATCTAGTTTATTGTTTTCAATAATATCTTTGAAAGAAGAACAACCAATTCTTTTTACTTTTCTATCCATACGAACACCAAGACCATTAGCCTTAACCATTGACTCAAGATGCATATTTTCATACTCTAAGTCATGGTATAATCCATTACACACAACAGATCCTTGATCATTATTCTCAATTACAACATAAGCATTATTGTAGGCTTTAGCAAATTTATAAATAATATCAGGGAAGAGGATAGGAGATATAGTGTTATTGCGATATACAGCAACCTGTTTAAAAGGTCTTTGGCTAATGTCGATCAAATTAAAAGTAGAATAATCTTGTCCTCTTCCTTGTGCAACATCAACGCACATAACATATTCATGCTTTGCTATAGTTTCTTCATAGATTAAACAATCTCCGTTTACTCTTATAGGAGCCTTTGCTCTTAAAGATAGAAGTGTCTCAGCATTAATTAATGTATCTCCAGTACCAAAGAATGTGTTCCCAAACTCTTGGTCAAACTGTAGTTTAGAAGTATTGTTTATTGTTTGTTTTTTCCATTTATCATCTCGCCCAGGCACATCCCACCAATCAACTCGCATTGGTTTAAATTCGTTCGTCTTTTGCATTGAGCCTTCCCATATCTTATGGAAGACATTACCAATGCCGTTTGCTGTAGAAGTAATAATAACCTTAGTTTCTTTACCAGCCGAGATAACTGGATATGTAGATGTAAAGAAGGTAGCATCATTCTCAACAAATGCAAACTCGTCTAAGAATAAAAGGTTGATAGACATACCACGAATAGATGAGCCACTTGTGGCAGCTGCAATGATTCTACTATTATTAGAAAATTCAAGTGAACCTTTATTAAGTGCTTTAGTGCCTGGCTGTAGAAAGAATGGTAAGTTCTCTAACATAAGTGTAATACGTGCCAACATCTCACGTGCAGTCGCACCTTTGTTAGCTAATATGGCAACAGTCTTTTCTGAATGGAATAAAGCAAACCATAGAATATATGCTACTGATGAAATAGATTTACCTGATTGTCTACAAGCAAGAACAATACTAAAACGATTATCATTAAAATGCTCAAACATTTTTTCTTGGTAGGGATAAAGATTAAAGTTAACAAGCCCATCGTCTAAAGATATGACTTTACAATATCTCTTTGCAAAGTGAATAGGATCATCCATACACTTTTTATATTCTAGTATTTCTTCTTGAGTCCAGTTACTAACAATTCCGTCACGCTTTACGTTAACATTGCCAAGATAACCGTCAGTGTTGTTCATCATCATTTAATCTAGGAGTTATATCAATTACGTTATCTTTTAATTCTGTTGGTTTATTTGCTTGCTGCAACATCTTTTGTAAGTCTGCAGTCGAACCTATAAACATATTATTAGTTGTTTTTGATTCTACTGGTAAAGGAGTATCTTCCTTATTGATGTCTTTATGTTTCTTATTTAGATCCATAACCTTATCATTTACATCAGCAATATTTTTCATTAGACCAGATAAGACTTCAAAGGCACGAGGATGCTCTGATTCTCTTGCTACTTCCATCATCATCTCAAGAGCATCTTTACCCTTGTCAATTAGGTCGTAGTAAGTATCCCTTGACTTCTCATAGTCATTTTGTACTTTATCGTCACTAGGCTGAGTCATCACTAATTATATCCGCATAGTCATAGGTTGAAGTAAAACCATAGTCTGAATCATAATAGATTGTACTAGGGTTTGGTGTAATAGTAGTTGTAAGATGTTTAGTGCCTTTTTCAAATTCAAATTCTGTAATAGCTTTAGTAATAACTTTACCTTCATCAATAGGACCAGTAAAGTTAATTTTAACTTCAAAGTCAAGTACATATTGTACATACTGCCGTGACTCTTGTTGTCCTTCAAATTCATTTATAAAAGAAACTGATTGTAAAGTAATAGGAACATCTTCCTTTATACTAGGGTGTTCTTTATATGGTTTAATAGTTACTGTATATTGAGGTGCAAAGTATGGTACAATCTGCTCTACAATCTGTAAGGCGTCATCTTGGTTATTAGTATAAACATTCAAAGAAAAGTTAATAATATATGGTGTAGATTGTCTAATCTTACTCCTACCAGTAGATGTGCCAGATGCACCAGCAACTAGTGCGTTATTAGTTTTAGAAAGCTGCCTAGTTGAATCATATGATATTGCAGTCATTTCAAAAGACATACGTGGAAGTTTAATAGCAACAGTTTCGTCACCAGGTAGATTTTCTACCTGTTCTAATCTTGCCAGAAACTTTGACCTAGGAGAATAAGATAAAGGTACTCGTACTTGATTAATACTAGCACCAGCACTTGTTGTTCTCATAACATGAATCTTAGTAAACAGTGAACCAAATAAGGCGACTGTCTTTCTAATTCTTTCGTGATAAAAATAAGTACCTAACATTAGTGTTCATGCCCTCCAGATTGTGCTATTTCTCCAAATGGATTAGTTTCAGAGAAATCAACAAAGTCCTCTATTTCTATAGAGAATATATCATTCTGTGCTTGTTTATCTGCAGTCTCAGTTGCTTTAGTAATCTGCGCTCTAGTTGTACTTGCGTCTCCAGTTACAAAATAACCAGTGGCTGGTTCTTTGAAAGTACCATTGTTTGTAGCAAGCTGAATAATATTTAACATATTATCTGAATCATTCCAAGTTGATACTTGAGCAGTCATTATAGTACCATCACTAAGTGTATCAAATGTGATTGTTTCACCAGGAATAAATTGTTTACCATCACTATCAACATTTACTGTTAATTGATGTTTATAAGCATGATCCAATTCTATTTGATCAATATTCGGTATACCGGTATCAATATTCTCATCGTTATATTCAAACAGTTCACATCGCAACTTATAAATTGGTAAGTTGTTTAGTTGATAGAATGGCTGTTCATGTTCAACATGCATAATCTGGAACAGTTTATTAGAAAAAGGTGTATAGACAAGATCGCCCTCGAGAGGTCTTGAAGATGTAATTTCGTTGTCGTATTTATTTACTGTTGCATTCCAACGTCTTTTAGATAATACAAGTGTAACTGAGTCTCTAATCTCAACACCAAACTTACTAAACAGATCACCTTCACCATCAAAGCCATCTAAGTTCTCAACATACATTTCAACTTTATAACTTGAGTTAAATGATCCTACTGGATCTTCCTTAAAGACTGAATCAACATTTACTAGATCACGAGGCATATAATATAAATCGTGGCCATAAATCTGCATGGCCTCTATGATTAGATCCTCATGTAATAGTTGTTCTGGTCTATGACCATCCGAAAAGTAAAGATTACGTGCCATGATTATCCTATAAAGAAGTCAGCTGGAAGTTCATGAGTCAATCTAATTTCTTCCTCAAGCCGTCTGATCTCCTCTGTAGCATCATTAAGAATTTGCATACCATTCATAGTAACACCACCTGGCAATTGCATTCCCTCAAACTTACTTAGGTTCTGTCCCCACTGTTGTTTAATAAGTGCTGTCGTATAAGACTTCAACCACTTATCATTATATGCTGATGTATTAGTATCTGGATCAATTAACTGATATGCTTCTGCTATTAGATATTGCCCTGCTTGTATTGAATTCATTTCGAATTCGCCATGTAGATACATTCTACCTTCATATTGAGCAAAAGTAACTTGTGGTTGCCCTACTAATGATTGCTGTATATAATCTAAGTGCATCTGTAGCTGATTATAGTAAGTCATATCGCCAAGATATGTTCCCATATTAGCCAAGTCATTAAGTCTTAGCTGATAGTTCAGAGACATAAAGTTGCTGCCTCCAGAACCATTACTAATAGGCAATAATCTTTTTACAAATATATAATCTGATGGGATAGGAATATACTTATTAGTGACATCATCTGCTGTAACTTGATGCTTTAAATATACCATTTTTGTGGCATCTGAGTTATACTCTTGCCAGTATTGGATTGCTTCGTCAACCCTATCTTCTAATTGATCTTCATCAACATTAATCTCAATAACTGGATCGCCTAAGCGTCTCAAGCAGTAATCAATTAAACTTTGTCTTGAATTAGGGTTTGCCATTCCATTTTCCCAATATGTATATTATTTAGTTCTATTTATATCAATTTACATCTCCGGGATAACGTTGAGTCCACATAGTAAAACTATATTTTACCCCTTCTGTTAATTCAGTACATTCGTGACCGTGAGTAACTAATCCAGGGAATAGGATCATCTTACCGCATGGTACATCATCATTATTCACACCTTGCCTAGGGTAAACTAAAGAAGCACCTTTATAATCATCATTAAGTTTTACTGAACCTGTTACAAGAGATGCATCGTTGTGTAAAGGTAAACTCTTTTGAGTATCCACTGAATATCGCATAATAAATGCATCTCGCATACCATACATCTCAATTGGCTTCCAATACTTCTCAACAATAGGTACGACATGTTCTTGCCAATGATTACTCATCTCATCCCAGAAACCTAATTCTTTTACCCTAATTTCATATGCAGGAAACTTATCTTCTGGCATAGGAGCCCATTCACCATGATTATCACCCATTTCAATAAGTCTCTCACATTGACTCTGAGTCATAAAGTCAATAATAAACATATCTTTATCAATAATATCAATCTTACCTTGATGTGGAATAAACATAGGAGATGTTACTTTAGTATCAGCAACAGGAATAACAGGGTTTTTATCTGCCATCTTTTTTGAATAAACAGTTTGCCATAGTTCATTGAATAGTATCTTAGCTTCAGGACCACCATTACCATGATATAAGCAAGGTACAGTATTAGTAATAGGGTTATATAATTCATTATGTACTTGGCATGCAGGTTCATGAGTTTGGAAAATATATTGTTCGTAATCTAAACCTACAGAGAATTTGGTAGTATCATTTAACCATACCCTTTGCATATACAACTGATCATCATCTGAATCATTTAATCGTTCAGCAAAGAAGTCTTTTAAAGCTCCTACTCTACCAATATATTGGCCACTATTTAAGAACCTATATTTAGATAAGCCAGTCTCTGGATGCTTGATCGTCATACTTTCATCTGGCCAACACGATGCTTCTGATCCAAATAGAATTTCTACAGAAGCATCCATCCAACGTTTAGTAATTTCTTGTAAGCCGTTTATAAAGAACACATCATATGCATCTGTAAATAGTACAACATCATTTTCAGGCAACTGATCTAAATAGTTTCTAACTAGGTTTACCTTATGTCCTCCACCTGGACCCTCCATATCAGTACCATGCCAATCGACATTGGTACCCAAGTTCTTAACACTAAAGCCATTTATCGCCGCACTATCATTAAGTGCAGCACATTTCTTTCTATCAGTTCCTACTGTAATTGCATGTACATTGAAGTTTTGAAACCAATCATCGTGACTTTGAGGTTCAATATCTGATCCCATCACTGCTCTGCTCTCTTGTGTGACAGCTTCTGTTTCAAGTGCTTGTATGTTATGAGTTAAAACTTTACCTGCAACAACTTCATCTACTGGAATAATTTCAGTGTGAAATCCTGTATTGAGTAATTCATTAGCCATATGCACAGTAAGAATATAAGCATGTAAGTTGTATGGATATCCAGGTTTAACTAATTCTGGTCTTGCACCGTCTTTCCTAGCTCCATATTCATTCTCATTATGACCTAGATATAAAACATCAATATTATGCTCATCTATCCATTCGCCCCAATCATTTTCTTTCCATAAATTTTTATCAATGATTGCATCATCTTCAAATATAATACAAGGTTTACCATGCTGTACAACTTGTTGCCATGCTTTATAATGAGATAAGAAACAGCCTACTTCACCTTTTGTGATACGTCTATTTTTAAATGGATCTCTCCACTTATGGTTAATACTAAATTCGTTCTTTAGCATTTTCTCATGAGTAATGGTATTACCATCAACAGCTTCTAGTACATCATAGTCTTCTAACCACTGATGCTTTGCTTTAAAATTGGCTAGTCTATCGTGACGCTTCTTTAAATTGATAATTATCTTTTTCATAATTTATTCCTTTATTGTCTGTTAAGAAACAGATCCACTGGCATGCATATTCTTAGTTCTGAGAAGAATGGATTAACGGCGTGATAAGTAAAACTCGGAAAGATCATAAAGTCCCCTGTCTTCGGAGCATGTATATGATTATCAAACATTGGTTTAAAATAAGGATCATAACCTCTGTTGCAATTTGATCTAGGATCAGAGAATACTATCTCTCCTCCAGAGGTTTGATCTTCTGCTAGTATATAAAATACTCCAGATAGTTGACACCCAGCATGATTATGTTTAGCCATACTATAGTGTTTACCTTGACCAGTAAGCCACCCCTTGAGACTATAGTTATTCCAATCACTAATAGGACGACCTATTGTTTTAGTTAAGTATGAATCAAAGCAATCATATGCGGTGCTTTTAAATTTATTCATTACTTCACTATTATCATCATCTAATATATTATATCCGCTGAGATCATTCGGAGGATTAGACATATTGTGATGGGTGAATATATGTTCTACTAATCCTGTAGTGTCAAACTTACCGCTACCTATTTGTGTAGGCCATAGGTTATCAATTAAAACCATTTCGCATTCCTCATATTATATCTGTATATATAATGGTATATATAATGTACTTAACAAGGGCTATTATGAAATCATTTGATGAATTTTACGAATTTCTGTTGTCAGAAGATTGTTTTGAAAAATGCTTGGTATCTTTTATAGATGAACATCAAAGACAACGATATATAGAACAAACAGATATATGGGCCTACAGAGGTAAAATAACCGACCTGTGGATGAGCGGTGATGACACTATTAAGATAGAAGGTTATGAGCAGTTTAAATATATTGAAAATGGTACTATACATATATTTTATTCGCCAGCAGGTGGACCTACTTTCCCATTACACTCTGATCCGGTTAATGTTATAATAGAAGTTATAGACGGATCCAAATGTATTGAAACATTCAACGGTGAATATCATATGAGCCCAGGTCAAAATATGTTTTTGAGAGCTGGTGTAGAACATAGAGCAATAAATTATGAGAAGGCATTAACATACAGTTATGGCATTAACGACACAAACACACTCAGTAGTATACATAAAAACGACTGAAACTTGTAATCTAAATTGCGCCCATTGTTTTACATCTGGTATGAATGGTAGAAAGATTTACTTTGATCATGTTAAAACAGCTAACTGGTGTAATGAATTAGACACAGGCGATAACCTTATACATTTAGAATATCATGGTGGTGAGCCTATGTTGGCTCCTATGGCAAACCTACGTGAGTTTCATGATATAACAAAAGCACAATGGGGTGATAGGGCTACTCATGGTATAACCACTAACCTTGTTTTTAAACTTACAGAAGAAAAACTAGCGTTCTTTGATGAGGTTATCACAGGCGGTAATATAGGTACGTCATGGGATCCTAACATACGTTTTACTAATGAGCATCAAAGAAAGATGTGGGAGAATAATGTTAAGCATCTCACATCACTTGGACATTCTCTAAAATGCTTTATATCTGTATCTAAAGACGTTATAAAATTACAGCCTATAGATATTGCAGACTATATGCATTCGCTAGGCATAAGAGAAATATCATATGAGAGGCTAACTCATGATGGTAACGCTACTATCAATACAGATATTTTTCCTCATAATAAAGATTTAGATGATTGGTGGATGTTAATGCATGAGCAAACTGAAAACCATCCAGTCGAAAATGGTTTTATGCAATCTGTATATGAGAAGTTTAGCGCAGGGCAATTTAGAATAGGTACGTTCTGTCGTGATTGTGAGCAAAAGATACATACCATAAATGCAGATGGTACAGTAGCAGGTTGCCCTAATACAGCTCCTACTATGCATTATGGACATATAGATACTCCAGCAAAAGAAGTAAGACTAAGCCCTAAACGTATGGAAATTATTTCGTGTGAACAGCATGAGCGTGATCCGAGATGTTATTCTTGCCCTGTGTTTATGTATTGCCATTCAGACTGTCATCAGCTAGTATGGATGGATGATGTATGCCCTGCTCCTAAAACTTTAATGATGAAACTTGCGAAAGAAAAAGAATGGATCTAATTGTAAAACCAACAGAGGCTTGTAACTTTAAATGTACTTTCTGTTCGTCTACTGATATCGATCCTAATGAGGTTGGTTTATTAGACTTAAACTATATCTACAAGTTTCTTGAAAGATGGCCAGATTGCAATACCATTATTGTTAATGGTGGCGATCCTCTTATGGTCAAACCAGAATGGTATCAAGAATTAATCGACCACTTAGATGAGCATGATTATAAAGCATCTATATCTTTTACATCTAATCTATGGCCTTTCTTAATGCGACCAGAGAAATGGCTTCCTATATTTCAGAATGAAAGATTTGGTTGTGCTACATCATTTCAATATGGTGGTGGTAGATTAAAAGGTGACTATTCAGAATTTACTGAGAGTGATTTCTGGATGGTATCTAATGCTATGCTTAAACATACTGGAGAAAGACCAGACTTTATTGCCGTCATAACAGATGAGAACGAACACCTTGCTATTAAGAATGTTGAGTTAGCAAAAGAAATGGGTGTTGAGTGTAAATTAAATTATGCTATGGCTTCTGGTGTGCAAGGTACCACATATCGACTATCTAAGATATACGAGACGTATATTAAAATATATGATATGGGATTAGCAGATCACGAATATAATACAAAGCAAATGATGAAACGCCTCGGTGGATCAGCAACATCTTGCCCTCAGAATAGATTATGTGATACGGGTATTAGAGCTATGAACCCAGGTGGTGACTATTACTCTTGTGGCTCTTTTGCTGATGATATGGATTATCCTATTGATTTTGAGACTGAGATGAATGGTGAGATGCAGACACCTCTTCAAGATGATCCTAATATACAGACTATGAAAATGGCTTGCTATACTTGTCCTATGTTTGAAATATGTAATGGCTGTAAGAAAACCGTGCGAGATATGAAAAGAGAAGGTATTGTAGAGGATCACTGTAAGCAGATGAAAACATTAGCCCCTCGCATACTTGAGATAAACGGAATGAGCCCTGATGGAGTGACACCATATGTCGATGAATCTATCCATTAATCCAACTTACTATTGCAATTTTAGATGTGACTTTTGCTATCTAACAGAGGCTCAACTAAGTGATAGACATAAGATAACACCATTGTGGTTACACAACTCGATGCAACAAATAACAGATCCTATTAGTCACGTTGATTTATATGGTGGTGAAATAGGTCTACTTTCTTCAGATTATTATTATTCTATTAAGGACGTTATTCGTACATACTATGACGGACCAATTAATATTAATACAAATCTATCTGCCTTTCCAGATTTCTTCCGTGATGAAGATGTGACTTTATCTGTATCATATGACTTTCATGCTCGCGAGAAAGAACAATTTGTATTAGATAATATGATGAAGACTGATAAAGAAATGTCTGTTCTTATTCTGGCATCGCCTAAAGTTTTAGAAATGGATGTCGAGTTCATGGTCTTTACACTTAATATGATTTATAATGTGACTTCTGTAGAAATCAAACCATACTCTATTAACCAAGCAAATGCTCACCCTGTTACCCATAAAGACTTTGAGGACTTTGTAATTAGGTTTGATGAAGCCAAGACAGCTAAGAATTTTGACTTTCAAAATATTCACAATATCTACAGGAGTATAGATAGAGAATATGATGCATTCTCTAATGACCATGTGTATATTACACCATCTGGTAAATTTGGTGTATTAGAATTTGACCAGTACGATAAAGAATACTTTAAAGAGTACGATTCGTATCACGAATACAAACAATGGGCAAAAGAAGAACCAGAAAAAAATCTATCAGATATATGTAAAAAGTGTAAATACTATGGTAATTGTCTAACAGAACATTATCGTTATGTAAAAGATTTAACAAACAGTTGTAATGGATATAAAGGATTATTAGAATATTATGAAAGAATGGAAAGCCAGACAAGCGGCATATCACATGACGGCATCTCTTTTTAAGGATGATCTGACTAACATAGAAACTGTTTGGAGACCTAATACTGTAGTTGAAGATGCTCTTAAACATTTTACTCAGTATGTTGATGAGTGGATATATCCAGCCAAATCTTATGTAGTTGCTATATGCTATGCATACTGGCTTGGTCATGATTTTCAGGAACCATTTTATCATGCACTTAATGACGAAGATTTACTTTTTAATAATGATCCACACTTTGTACCTTACTGGCAAGATGAAGAAACATATGATGCTATATTAGATAAAATGGAATGGAATGAATCTAAAGGTATGGTACCAGACATATACGAATACTATAAAGAGGAAATGTTGATTGGACAACTTTGACACAACCAAACTGCTTCTTGAATCTAAGCGACCAGACATCGCTGAGATAGAACTAACGCTGTTTGAAAATTGTCATCTTAACTGTTCTTTTTGTCACCACGATAAGAAATCTACAGTAGGTTTATCACGTGAAGAAATATTCTCAAAATTAGATTTAGTTGAGCAACATGTTATTAAGATGAAAGGTCGAGTAGACACTATTCAGATTAACATGGTAGGTGGTGAGTTGTTCCAAGATAGAATATCTGAATGGGCTTATCCAGTGTACTACGACTTTCTGGTTGCTATTAAGAAAATGTTTGACGAACATAAACAAAATATTAAAGTTGTTTGGGTTACTTCTTTTCAGTTCAGTAAAAGAGATAGAGTACAGAAATTACTTGATGATCTAAATGCTGTAGATATACCATCTTATATTATTTGCTCATATGACTTTCATGCTCGCGAGAAAGAACAATTTGTATTAGATAATATGATGAAGACTGAT